TGCCGTGCCATCAACCGCACGAGTCACAGTAAGGCTCAGACCGGCCACGCTGGTCACATCAACAAGCTCTTCGGTGGCCGCACCGTAGTCAAGCGCCAGAGTGAACGGTGCGGCGGGGAAGCCGATTGTGGAAGTGACGAGAATAACCGTGCCGACGTTATTGATGCCGGACTGAAGAGTCGTCTCCGGGGCAACGCTTGAGTAATTCCTGATAGACATAACTCTCCTAGCCGTTGAAGGTCTGGTAGGTCTCGTACAGACGGAACAGTCGGTCTCGCTCTTCCTCAAGACGAGTCTGGTACAGGTTGTAGTAGTACTGCGACGCCTTCGAGGCGGAGCCGGTAGGCACAAGCTCTGCTCGCTCGGTGGCCTCAATAGCAGTCTGCTGAAGTCGTGCTGCTTCGTAAGCAGGGATAAGGCGCCAGCAGGCGCCGTACACGATCATGTCGATGTAGCGGTCAGGGAATCCTGTGGTGCTGAAGTCGTCAGACAGGTTGACCAGGGTTGCAGGCTTCTTGGTATAGATGACCCGCACGTTCCGACCGGGAACGATGAAGTCCCGCATCACCTGAATCGTCTTGCCTGTGGGTGCAGGAGTAGGCTTGGTCTGTCCGGGCGTAGTCGACGCCTGAGAATTGAACCGCCACGAAGAGTTGGGGAACCATACGGCCGAAGGGCCGATGGTGTTGGTCGACACCCTGTAGATTCCCTCCGCCTCCTCGGGAATCGGATACTCGTAACGAGCTGCAATCCAAGGGAACTCGAATTCCCCGAACACCCAGAGATCCGGGTATACCGCGTTGATCGTGTCGTTGATAGCTTCCATGATCCGAGCACGCGGGTAGCGGGGATCGGCGGTGACAATAGCATTCACCGAGTGACTGGCAGCCGTGGTGCTTTCGACACCACGGCCATTGATTCCAGCCATCACGCTGACAGTCCCAGTGGAAGGATCGCGGGACTTTACAAGCAGCATCTCTTCATCGATCTCGATGAGTCCGCGAGAAATGCTCTTGACTGTGTCTACGTCGGCGACGAACGTGATATCGCTGGCCCCCATAGGCGCCGTGAGATACGAGATGGAAGACTGGTCTCGGGTGTAACCGAGAAGCTGCTGCTTCACTCGGCTCACGAGGTCGTTATAGGTGGCCATGAGATTCCTTAGGTAGTGAACCAGCCGATCACGCTGGCTGAGCCAGTGCCGGTAACGGTTACGGTGAGCGTCACGCTGTTCTCCGGCGGGGCCTTTACCACAATCTCCGTGGTGTATGAGTCCGCACCAGCGGACGCCAGGAGCCCGGTAACGCTGATTCGTGCGATAGCTCCCGCAGCAGGGGATACGTTGGTTCCAGCGGTAGAGACAACCACGGTGGACGTACCCGCGATAGCAGAGGACGCAGCAACCGCGAGGTTGCCGCTGAAGATTACGCCAGCCGGAATAGTTATGAGAGTTCCGGTAGCTGTAACGCTACCGGCTAGAATCTGATCAGAGCCAGGACTTCCCTGAAACATTAGATCTCACCCCAAGCGACAGACAGGTTCCATCGAGTATCGACATCTCCAGCCTCGGTGCGCATCACGACACTCTCGCCTTCCGCCAAGGAGAACACGACTCCTCCCGCAGGAGGAATGGGAACCTGATGAACGAACGGAATAGAACCCTTTGCCGAACCGATGAACGGCGGAGAGTTGAATATACCGGCACCGAGCGTGGCGGTGACACTGCCAGTCCTGATCTCCCCTACCGGGGCGGGAGCCGAACTCTGGAACCTGGCGATAGCGGATGCGGCCTGTAGCGTTCCGCCGCTTACCGCACTCGCCCGATACCCTCGCATCGAAGTGATCGTAGCTGCGGTATCACCGACGATGTACGAGCTGATGTACGCACCAGCAACCACGATAATCTTTCCCGAGCCGACCGGATTGGTCAGGGTCATGAAGTTATTGGCAGCCACCACACCGGCCACCTCGGCCTGGCTGTAAACGTATGCTCCGTCGAGCGCCGGATTCTGTACCTCGTACATGGTTATAGGCTGGTTGGTTAAGGCGACATTCTGAGTGCCCGTCGGCGAAGTGCTGATGGGCTGACCAGTAATGGCCACGTTCTGAGTACCGGAAGGGCTTGTAGTAACAGATCCGGTTACGTTCACCGGATTGGTTGTCGGGTTGTCGACGTTGACCCTGAGTTCGGCCACCGTTCCCCCTACTCAGCCGCCTTAAGGGCGGCATCAATGTGAGACTGCTTGGTTCCGGCAGGTTCCACACCCTGACTCCTCGCGTGAGCGTAAGAGTCAAGTTCCCTGTCCCAAGCAGTCTGCGCTGTGCTGTAGTCGTCGTTCACGTGAGGGGAGAGCGATAGGCGCTTGCCTCGAAGGCAAGCCCCGAAGGATTCATGGTCCCTGGTGATACAGGTCGAACTGCAATTCTTACCAAGAACCGGCCTCTTAGCGCGCGCCAACGATGCCAACACCTTCGATGGCGGACCAAGGGACGAAGCTGATCTCTGCGCGAGTAAGCCCGTTGGAGTCGGTGCGGATGGTCAGGCCGTCGCCGTGGGTAGACAGGACCTCGGCGCCCTTGTGCCGAGTCTGACCGTTGATCACGAGATGCACGAACGAACCGGGCAGAATCTTGAACGGTTCGGCATCGAGAACAGGAAGCTCGGGATCAATCATCAGGACTGCTTCAACATCCTTGCGAGTACGGGGCGGCATTAGTCGTTGTCTCCGACAGAGTTGGTGGTGTAGATCCCCTGCTTGAAGGAATCATGGTTAGATCCGAGCATCGCCTGCTGATGCCGGGAGATGACACGCTGAAGACCAGACTCCAGGATGCCCTTTTCGTTATTCTCCGAGTTGATCGTCTGGCCACCAGGGCCGCCGATGTTCATCGGATCGTAATCTTCCATGTCATGGAACGCAGGCATAAACAGAGCCGGGGGAGCCTGCTTCGCAGCGTCTATCTTTTCGTGACCCATGCCTCTCCTTACGGGGCGGGAGTGAAGTTGGCGAGAGTGGCTACACCGGACGAGATCAGATCTGTCTTGACCTGGTCATTCACGATGTGCTCGTATCCGCCACGGAAGAAGTTCAGCCCCTCGGAAGGGGCTGGCCAGAACGATGTGTTCTGATTGGGATTCTGGGGCAGGTTCTCTGCCCCGAGTTCATCGGTGTAAGCGTAGTAACGAATCTCTTCGTACACCCCAGGAGTGATCTCCTGGACAGATACACCCCGTGGAATCCTAAAGCGTTCGTGCAGGCTGTTCCACGCAAAGGGTGTTTCCTGGACGCTGTTAGTGGTGTAAACCCAATTTGCCACGGGGTGCCTCCTGTTTGATTAGAACGATGCCAGCGTGAACCAGGCGGTACCGTCGGACACGATCTTCACGCCGTGAATCGCGCCAGACGCGAGGACCTTGGTAGCAGCGCCATCGATCGTCTCGGCTGCCGCACCATCAAGAGTGACAGCGTTCGTGGTACCCGTGGTACGCACCCAGTAACTACGGCCAGGCGAGATCACAGCGACGGACGGAAGGTTGACCGTGATGGCACCAGTGGCCGGATCGGCCAGAAGCACATAGTCATTGGCGGTGAGAGTGGTAGTAGCGGTGACGGCGCGAACCGTCTCCGACGTGTTGTCAAGACCAGACAAGTTGCCCTCCTTAGGCAATGTTGCTTAAAACGGGGACTTGCCTGTGTTAAGCAAGTCCCCGAATCAGGCAAGTTATTAGGCGTCCTTGCGAGCCGAAGACGTGGACTGAGCCACGATCAGGGCCTCCGGACGGTACAGGCTCCAGCCAGCCACGCCGTACCAGCCGAGGGGCTGGAAACGGGTCAGCTTGTCAACGACCGGACCGCGAACCGTGTGGAACTCCTCCGCGACACCCTCGGCAAGAGCCTGCTGACCCGTGAAGTACGTGTTGAACACACGCGTCTGAGTCGCACCAGCGCCAGCACCAGACTGGACGTTCTGGCAACGAGGCGTCTCGATGTAGCAAGCACCTTCGTACTCGCCGATCTCGCCCGCCCAGATGTTTCCAGCCGCAGAGTAGTTGTGCGGGTCACGCCAAGCAGCAGCACCGGTTTCCCGACGCAGGTCGTAAGACACCTGCGGGTGGATGTACGCGGTGTAGTAGCTGCCCTTGTTCGGGTGGACCTTGTTGGTACGGAGCTGAGTCACCGAAAGGCGACCCATGTCCGAGGTGAACACAGAGTCCGAGTCGATCGCGGTAAGAGCGACCGGGTTGGTCGGCGTGGTGCCGAAACCGTAGCCGACAACGCCACCGCCAGAGGTGCGGATAGTCTGCGTACCGGCAGCCAGGACGTTCTGAACCAGAAGGTCAACAGAGTCAACCAGGTTCCACGCGACCTGATTCACAAGACCGGCAGTGATGTCGGTGAAGCTGAACAGGTCGAGCTTGTTGGAGACCAGGATCGAGTTACCGTACTCGTTGAGAGTGACGGAAACCGTGGTCGGGTTACCGGCCGCGACGGCGTCCGGGTCAACCAGCTCGTTCAGCGGAGTAGTCGCCTGAGCGAGATCCTGGTACAGCTCGAACACAACGGACGAGCCGGGCATAGCCTGCTGAACCGGTCGCTTGTCGGCAACCATGCGGAACATAGGCTGTGCACGAAGGGCGAACTCAAGAGCACGGTCGTACGTGGTCTGAACGAGGTTCGCCATGGCGGTAGTGCCGGTAAAGGCGTTAGCCATTACAACTCCTTAGGATATTAGCCAATCGTTCCGCTCCCCTTCTGGAATCCGGCGATCAGCTCTTCAATAGAATTGGCCTGCCCGACAGCAGCAGCGGCGGCTTCGAAGTTCCCCATCGGAACCCCGTCAAAGCCAGCCTGCGTCACTGCCTGAAGGGCTGCCTGCTGATCCTGCGTGAATGCAGGCGCGGCAGGCGTCGGGGTATTCCCCTGTGCGCTGCCAGAACCGAAGACGCCTCGCATGGATTCAACCCACGCCTTGGCCTTCTCCGGGTCGGCGTCACCCTGGTAAACCGTTGCGGCACCAGGAACGCCAAGAGACTCGAAAACACCCGCAAGCTTCTGCTTCTGCTGGTCCTCAAGGAAGCTCGTCAGCTTTTCATTGAGGGATTCGTTCTGAAGCTTCAGCTTGTCGTACGCGTCGCGAAGAGCCTTGGGCCCGTCGAGGTTGTTCCCAGTCTGCGACTCGTTGCTTTCGTAACCCCAGCTGTCATTCATTTGATCTCCCATAAGTTGTGGCGCCCCTCAATCCCGGGGAGGATTGATTCGCTCGCCCTCAGACCGGTCTTAACGTACGTCGCTCACTGCCGGTTGTGTGAGTAACGGTGGGCTGCCGGATCGCGAATCCGGAGGAGTCTGAATCTCAGCCCGTCTCCACCAACTTTGTTTTTCTTGGAGTTGGCACCCAAGGTCTATCGCTGGCCACCTCGCTGAGCAAGGCCACCACGGGCCGCTCCAGCGGCTCCGGAGAACGACCCCTTCTCCTGGTTGATGAGATCCTGGCGACGCCTTAGAGCGTCGCTCTGGCCCCGTATGATGGCCTCCTCGGCCTGTCGCTGGCCGTAGGTGGAACCGTAGATCTCTCCGAGAGTTCCGAGCGCCTGCTGCTCCATGGCGATCTGGGTGTAACCGGTCTTCGCCTGCTCTTGGGTGACACCCTCAAGCGCAAGCTTCTCGGCATAGGCCTGATCGAACTTCATGTTGCTTCGAAGCGCCTCGGCTCCAACCGCTGCGGTAGCAGCAGCCTTTTGGAGATACGGCATAGCCCGAGTGGTATCCAGA